AGCGTCCTTGCACAAAGTATATAATTTATCATTTAGTTTTAATTCTAAAAATTGCTTTCTATTTTTCTTGTTTTTTCTCATATTATTACGACATTCTCTACGTACATACCCCGTTGAAGTCAATGGAATTGTTGTTAGTGTATCTTCTTTTAAAAGATAAATAATAGCTTCATACAAACCCATGACATCATTAAAACAGTAACCTAATTCGCTCATTGTTAAATTGGTTTGAGGAGTGAAGATTTTATGATAGTCTAAATCCCCACTACCTTTAAAATAGTGTGCGTTTGGTGTATTCTCAATAAATTTTTTCAAATTCATATTTGACAATAAATAAGAGCATCTAAATTCTATATTGAACTCTTTCGATATTGCTTTTAATGGTTTTCGTTTATCAATAGCAAACACATTTTCTAATTTTATCCAAGAATAGAGAAATTGAAATTCATAAGAAAAGTTATGTATATAACATACTAATTTATGATTTTCATCAAAATTTTTTAACGCTCTATTCATTTTTCTCAAAAAGGTTAGAAAATCGTTCCATCTTCTTCCAAAGCATACGTAACCATCTATACATACTTGCCAATGGTACATATAACCCTCAAAAGAACCGTCAGTTTTTTCTATTGTTGATGTTTCAATGTCAAACGTCATTAAATGTTCTATATATCTTTTTGTTGGTTGAATTAAAGGATTTGATTTTTTAATTCTAAAATATGGAAAATCTTCTTGATTGTACGCTTTTACAATAGCTTTACTATTGTTAAAATTTACTAAACACCCTTGCATAATTATTTATCCTTATTTTTTCTTGTTTTTAAAGCTTTAATATTTCTTCTAAATTTATCCTTATCAAATTCGCGGGTAAAACGTTTCCATTCACGAATAAACTCTTTGTCACTCACACCACTAATACGAGCATGTTCCCAATCTTCAATCAAATTGGTCGATCCATAACCCTTGTCTTTTGCTTCATTTAAAAATTCCCCACCGCCTAGAGTTAGAAAAGTTCTAAAATCATCAACATTAAGACTTTTTGCTATGTTTGGTGCTGAATATTTTAACCGTGTTTGTAAAGTGTCTACAGCTCTTTCTAATCCTTTTTGAACAGTTTCTTCAACGTAGCTTACACTTGTAGTAGATGAAGCGTATTTAGAATATAAATCTACATTTAGATCGTAAAGCTCTTCACTTGATAATTGATCAAGTTTTCGTTTACTTGTAATGTAGCGGTTAAATCCTGTTTCACTTTGTGTTCTTTTATACGCGTACGATTTCTTTTCTAGTCCAGCTTTTTCTAGTTCTCTATATCGTCTATTTATTGTACGTGATAGATATTGTGCATTTTCAATTAGTTCGTTTCTTGTTTGACTGTCGTATTTAAGTCGACGTAAACCCATTATTTTTTTATCTTGTTCTTTAATTCTTTTTTCTCTTAAATCTTCTATATATTTTTTGAGTCCTTTATTTAGTGCCATATATTACCACCTCTTTAGACATTCTAACATATTAGACATTTATTGTAAAGTGTCTATTATGTGATATAATTATAGCATAAAAGGAGGAATGATTATGAATGTTGATAATTTTATAGCTAAAATTTTAGAGTATGAAAAAATGCCTACAATTTATAAATTGGGCAAATTTATGAATAGTTATCGAAAAGGCAAAAATGGAAAGTTTTTGGAATGTGATTGTAGTGGTTTAATTAAAGGCACTTTGTGGGGTTATCCACATAATGGAAAGTATGGTAATATCTATCCGGATGTTAACGCAAATACGATTATGTCTACTTATTGTTATAATCAATCGAGCAATTTTTCTAATATTGCACCAGGGGAGTTTGTTTGGATGAATGGGCATATTGGTGTTTATATTGGTAATGGTAAGGTATGTGAATGTAGCCCTAAATGGGAAAATGGTATTCAAATTACTAACCTAAATGCTAGAAATTGGAAAAAACATGGATATAGTAAATGGCTTGATTATTCTAGTAATTCTAGTTCTAAAACATGGGATATTGAAAGAATTGCTAGAGACGTGATCAATGGTAAGTATGGAAATGGTCACGAAACTAGAAAAAAAATGATTGGTTGTGATGATGCTACGTACCAAGAAATTAGAAAACGTGTAAATGAATTGAGTAAATGAAAAAGGATATTTTTAACTATCCTTTTATTGTTATGTGAATTAAATTTTTTTGAATAACCTGGTAATCTTCTATTTCCATAGAAACAACTGTTAAACCTATTATATCTCGTAAGTCATTAAATGTTATTTTAATAGCTGTATTTATAATATCAAATTTATCATTGATAACAATACAAAAATTAAAAGTTTTTTTGTGTTATAACGATTATTTTCAATCATTTCTTTTAATGTCATTATTCGAATATCTCCTTTTTTAAATAAATATCTAAATATTTCATACTACTAAATTTAACCGGTTCTTTAATTTCGAAATGCTCTTCATCCAATTCTAAAATAAATAAAGATATATATATTCTAAAACTAGCTAAATCCATTCTATCAGTAATAGGGCTATTATTGTAAAATAATTTAATTTCTATTTCTTGTTCAGTTGTTTCTTTTCTAATGTGTTCCAATTCATCCCATAAAATCATTTTTTCATTTCCTCCTTATAATAAATAATATAACAAGTGATAGTACTAGAAATGTCATAGCGTTAGCGTTTAGTATCATTGATGACCACATCACAATCTAATATAATATTGTTTCTAAAACTATCATATACCGTTCTATTTAAAAAAATACCAAACCCTAAAGTATCTAACATTGATTTAGC